TCCGGGAGGCTCTTCTGATGCAGAAAGGAGACGTCTTCCCCCGCTTCAAGCTCGAGGCGGACAACGGCGAGATAATCGACTCAGAGATGCTCAAGGGGCTCAGGTACCTGGTGTTCTTCTACTCGAAGGACAACACCTCCGGGTGCACCAAGGAAGCCCAGGACTTCACCGAGCTGGCCCCCAAGTTCCAGCTCAGGAACATCCCCATCTTCGGCGTCAGCGGCGACTCCGTCGCGTCCCACAGGAAATTCGCGCCGAGTTGGGGGTATCGGAAAGCGAGGGCGATGAGAGCAGCCACCGCCTCCTCGAAAAGCCGCCGTGCATCGGTCTTGTACGCGGCGGCCTGCTCGACGAGTTTTTCGTTACTCACCATCGGCGTTCACTCTTGACGCGGCTACGGGGTTCTGCCTGGGCTGCTGCTGCGCGGTCGCCTGCTGGCTCGCCACGAGTTCGTCGTGCGCCTCCTGGATGATTCTATCCCACTCGTCAGCCGTGCCGTAGCCGGAGTTGTAGGCAATCTCGGTCGCGGTTTTCTTGGACAGGCACCCGGCGGCGACAAGCTGCTGGATGGCGTTGATGATGTCGGCCTCGGACATAAAGATAAAGGGTTCGAGGTAGGGCTTGACCTTGAACGCATCGGCGTCGCTCGCCCGTCCGTTCTCGGTGAAGTAGCCGAACTTGAAAAGGGAGCAGATGCGGTCGAGGAAAAGTTGGTATTCGAGCGAGTCCTCGAGCGCCTTGAGGTAGGAGTCCGCGAACATCATCTTGACGGTGCGGGAGGAGAGGTCTGCGCCCGACTTGAGTTCGGGAGTTTCGACGCAGAACGCGCCGCGCATAATGTTCTTCTCGATGATTTCGAGCTGCTTTGCGAACGCGCCGTCAGCGCCCTGCGCGGGTTCGAGGAATCCGACCTTTGCGCCAGCATCCGAGGAGTCGATGCGGCTCGGGGTGCCGTCCGTGTTCGTCATCACCTCCATCTCGCCGCCGAGGGTGTAGAGGATGCGCAGGGCGTAGGCGTTGTTGTTCTCCGCGAACTGCGAGATGCCGACCTCGTAGGACTCGATGAGCGCCTGCGACGCGCTCCACACCGCGCCGTGTCTGCTGCGGTGGTAGGCGACGGGGCAGTCGGGGAATCCGTGGGCGACCATATTCCCGTCCATCCTCCAGCCTACGCTGTCCTCGTCCTGCACATAGGACACATAGTTCGTCCTGTCCCACACATCGAGCCGCTTGACGCGCTTTCCGTCCCAGTCCTCCGCGGTGTAGAGCCGACCGAAAAGGGCGACCTCCCCCGTGTAGGGGTCATAGTGCGGGAAAAGGATGTCGCCGTCGAGGAACGAGAAAGACCTCCAGCCGACCTTGCCGTCCTTCATATAGAAGCACACGGCGCAGTCGCCCGTGATGTAGTCGGAGTCGATTGCCCTATCGACCGCTACCTCGATGTTCTTGTCCTCCCAGCCCTCGCGGAAGAACGAGAGGGTGTCGGTCTGCCGGGCGGAGGGAGCGCCGGAGATGAGTTTCATCCCGACATTGTTGCCGAGCAGGGCGGTCTTTCGCTTGGTCTTGATCCGCTCCTGGAATCCGACCGCGATGCGCGAGCGCACCTTTGCCTGGAACTTCCCGTCCCTGTTGAAGAAAGTATTGGGGTAATACTTGAGGGAGTTGATGTCGTGGGAGGTCACATTGTACTGACGGATGAAGTCGGACTGCGTGACGACCTGCATCTCTACATTGTTGTAGATGTAGGCGGCAGGGGCGTTCGGACTCTCGATGACGGGAGCGCCGACTACGACCCTCGGGGTGGGGGCGGTGAAGTTCCGCTTTCTAATGATTTGTTCCGGGGTCATCTCCCCGATGAGAGGTTCTTTCATATCTTGTTCGTGTGTGTTTATCCGAAATAACTCCAGTCGCCTCGGCGAATCTTGACGGTTTTCTTCGCGTTGTCAACCCTGTCGAGGCAGTAAAGCAGCGCCTCGATAAAGTCCGGGGAATGTCCGAGTACGCCTTTCATATCCGTCTTACGGATGAGCGCCTTGGGGTTCTCGTCCTCTTTCCATTTCAGCACTATTCGCTCCTCGACGAGTTTTTCGCGGATGGTGAAAGGGATGCGTTTCTCGGTGTAGGTGCGGCGCAGCACCGCCTCGTCGATGGAGATGGTGCCGTTCTGCAAGGCATCGACCAGCATCCCGGCGCACTCGCTCTTGCGGGTGTTGTAGGAGGTCTTGTCCTTTGCCGGGGCCTTGTTGTCGAATCCGAAACACCCGCGCATCTCCTCGCTCTGCTTGAGCCAGTTGCCGATGCCGTTGACATCGTAGGCGAAATTCTCCTTGGGGATGTCGTTCCGCTTGAGGAAGTCGAGGATAATCTCGACCACCGCCTCGCTCTTGACATACCGCCTCGCATCGACATCTATGATGTGCATACCGTCCATCGCCCACAGGACGAACCAGTCGTCGCGCAGGGCGATGTCCCCGCCGCCGCATCGGATTCCGTTCACCTGCGCGGTGTTCTCGAAGAACCGGCTCATATCGTCTGTGGTGATGAGGGCGCTCGAATCGTCCACATCCCTCCAGACGCCGCGGATGTCGTTGACCACGGACTTGCTGCCGCCGGAGGAGATGCGGTTCATATACTTGGGGTCGGTCACTTGCAGAATCTTGTTGTCCGCGTAGTCGCCGTTGATGAATGTGACCGAGGTGATGTACTGCGCATACTCCTTGTCCGCGTTGTCGGTCAGGGACTGAATCTTTCTCTTCGCGTTGGGGTTCTCATAGACCTCCTCGGGGGTGTCGCCCCACGCAATCTCCATCACATCCTCCCCGTAGCGGCAGAAGTAGCGGATTTTGCCCGAACGGGCGGGAATCGCCTCGTCGGTTTCTGGGTCGAGCCACCAATCGAGGAACCAGCGCAGTTTGTTCGAGCGCCCCACGGGGTTGCAGGTGCAGATGAACTGCGAGGGCATACCCGTAGTGGAGCGGTTCGAGCCGATGAGGTCGAAGATGACCGACATAGACTCCTTGGTGAACTCCGCAAGTTCCTCGATGACGATGTAGGGCATCTCCGCGCCACGGAATCGGTCTTTGACCGCCCGCAGGTCGGCGAGGTGTTCCATCTTCATCGTAGCGCCCGTGCCGTTGAAGAACTTTGCCTCGAACGATGTATCGGCGAAGTTCGCAAAGCCACGGAAAATCTGCTTTGCCGAGCGGTAGATACCTCGCTTTACATCTGCCTCGTACCGCCGGAATCCGTACATATTTATATCGGGGTTGAAAGCATAGTTCAACGCTCCGATTAGACTGATTCCGGTCTTTCCTGACCCTCTGGAACCGCCCACGATTTTGATGTCCGCCTCGTTGGTAAGCACCTTTTCCTGGAATCCCGCCTGCGGGACGAGGTTGTACGAGCGCTTCCCCGTCCGCTTGAGTTCAAGGTTCTCCTTGCGGATCGCCTCGATGTACTCGTTGTCGAACACGATGGTCGGCTCGCCATTGAGGAGCATCCCCGCCTCGTAAAAGTCGGGGTCATAGTGTTTCGTTTCGTCTATTCTCGAGGTCGATACCATCCGTATCTCTTTTAGAATCATCCTATTTATCGCAAAAGTGTAACTTTTTTGTTTTATGTGCAATTTTTTTTGCACTTACAATAAATTCGTTTTAGTTTTGCGGTGTATGGATAGAAACGAGAACAAGACCCCGGCGCAGATTACCTGCCCGCTCTGCGGAAAGGCGCTCCCGGTGAGAATCACGGAACTGCACGGGAAACTGAAACTCTCTGTCCGATGCCCGCATTGTAAGCGCATCAGCGAGATTACGATGCAAGACATATAGAGCGCAACGAGCGCACATAGAGGCACCAGAGTTACGCGATAACCGATAGCCCGGAGTAGTAGTCCCGATGGGGATTACCGCTTCGGGTTTTTGTATAACCAAAAGTTCATTGAAAAGATGAAAGAAAAAATCAAGAGTGCGCTCAAAACCGAGTACGCGAAAATGGGGTTGAGCGAAAGGGCTTTCGATGGGGTTGCCTCATTCCTCGCAAAAACCATCAGCAACGAAGAAGAAATCAGCGGTGTAATCACCAATGAGGACACCAAGAATCTTCTCAAGGCGTTCCAAGGCGAATCCGACTCCCTGCGCAACCGCGCAGCGCAGTTGGAAAAAGACTTCAACGCCTACAAGGAGAAGCACCCGGAAACCCCGGACACCCCTCCGACCCCTCCCAAGGGCGAGGAACAGGAGCCGGAGTGGGCGAAGAAACTCCGCGAGCAGAACGAGGCCATCCTCAAGCGTCAGCAGGAGGAAGATGCAGCCCGCGCACTCAAGGCGCAGACGGACTCCATCGAGGCAAAGCTCAAAGCCGCCGGATGTACGAACCCCGGAATCCTCAAGGCGACCCTCAAAGGTTTCTCCCTTGCAAAAGACGAAACCGAGGATGCAGCCATCGAGCGACTGAAAGGCGAGTACAACAACTCCTATAAGGAAACATTCGGCGACGGCCCCGCCCCGTTGTTCGGTGGCGCACCGCAGGGTGGCGACGCGAAGGATGCCGTAGATCGCAAGAACGCATTTCTCCGCTCCCAAGGACTTCTCCCCGAACAGAAGTAGCACCTAATTATTAACAAAGAAAAGAATGAACAGCTCTTTCAACGCATTTGGGTCTGTTTCCAACAATTACGGTCAGACTCACATTCCTATCTGGCTGGGTACGGTTTCCCCTCGTCCGGTCGGCGGCGTTCTTGCCTCCGGTTTCTTGAAGAAGGGAATCCTCATCCCGGCAGGATCGGCCATCAACCTTGCCAGCAAGGTCATCACCCCGTTCGTCGCTTGGGAGGTTGTGTCTTTCGCCGCTGCGGAAAGCCCCGCGACCGAGGACACCATCGTCATCAAGCCCGCCAAGTTCGGTGATGTGGAGATTCTTCCCACCACCTCCGACTTCATCCAGAAGGTCGGTTCGACTTTCGCCGCCACCGGCAAGGCCGCTGCCGTTGCATCCGTTACCGCTTTGACCGGCGACGATGCTGGAAAGTATTCCGTCAAGGTTCTGCACTCCGCCACGGTTGACTCCTTGAGCGAAGGCGACTACATCGCCCTTTCCTCCGCCACCGCCGCCGGTTCCAGCAAGAGCCTTGCCGCCCAGCCGAACGGCTACCTCTACAACGACATCTACCTCGGCGACCTCGACGCTTCCGCCTCTGATGTGAGCGCCAACACCATCGCCGCCACCGGCGCTGTCGTTGACTTCCACGGCGAGGGCATCCTTATCGACCTGGCCCCTTGCTCTATGTTCAAGGACGCGATGAAGGCCGCAGTCCCGAATGTTATCCAGGTCACGGTCTAACTTAAAGAATAGGAGATAAGATTATGGATACTTACAGCATTCAGTTCTACGACCTGCTTTCCCGCGCCCTCGGCCCCGGCGAGAGCCTCCAGTCCTTTATGGACGACACGATGGCGATGAAGTACAACGCTCTGCAACTCGACGGTTTCACTTTCGAGCCGTTTATGCAGACCGATTTCGCCTATGAGCAGCTTGTTGGCGAACTCGCCATCAACGCGGCCGCGCAGTATTACGACCTCGACTCCCCCGCCCTCCCGGACGGCACGCAGGGATTCAAGTCCTACACGGGCAAGATCCCTCGTATGAAGAAGGTCGAATACTTCAACGAGGACAAGCTCCGCAAGATGAAGCTCGTGGAGGACCGCCGTTCCGCCACCTCCGCGCAGGTTGCGGAGATTGCCTACCAGCAGCTCTTTATCACGATGGACAAGCTCATCGGTGGTCACACCAACGCCCTGACCTATCAGCGTCATCAGGCGGTGTCCACGGGTAAGTTCACCATCAACGCGACCAACAACCCGAAGGGCGTCAAGAACATCGTCCTTGACTACCACATCCCCTCTGCGAACAAGACCACCATCAGCACCACCGAGTCGAAGTGGTGGAAGTCCTCGACGCACAACACCTCCACCGAGGGCAACAACGCCAACCCGGTCGGCGACCTCCAGAATGTCGTTGCCGCCGCCCGTTATGCCGGTGTGCGCGGACACTTCGAGGTGGAGATCGACTACCTCAAGGAGTGCCTCGCCCACAGCAAGGTTCTC